GGTGATGTAGGTGAGAACCGGGACACCAGGCTTGAACTGGTCACCCAACACAGAAACGGTGGCTTCAACAACGGACTGTGATTGCTTCATCATAGTGGACCTCCTAACAACAACTAGAATCGGAACACATAAGCTATAACACTATGCTGTAGCTTATATATAATAGTAGAATCGGCGGGCAGCGTAGCAGTGTCACCCGATTCCGGGTGACCGCCGAAGGACCTCAGATGAGGTCCCGAAGTTCTTCTGGGATCAGGTCGAGGTTGATCTCGACCTTCTTCGAAGCACCGAGAGCTTCGAGTCTAGCTGCGATCGCTGCGTCGACCTTCTCGATCGCCTGCGGCTTGGCGTTACGCTCGGTCAGCGCCTTCTTCAAGAGCTTGAGCTCCTTCAGTTCAGCATCTCCAGAGCCAGCGCGAGAACCGGGATTCTTGGGAACGTAGACTCCACCTCCGTTCAGTTCCTTGCCCTTGCGATGCCAGTTGTTCACCATGCCGACCACGTACGACCGGACTTTCTTGGGCTCGTCGTACTTGACTCGAGCCTGAGCGGAGAAGTCTGTCCCACCCTCAAGAATCGAAGCAGTCACCGCGTCCACGATCTTGGAGACTTGATCCTTCGAGATGTACTCGAGGATCGGTTGGTTGGGACGGAAAGAATCGCCCATGACTTGCTTGGTGAAGAACACAACAGATTCGGATTGAGTCATAGTCATATAGACCTCCTAAGAAAACAAGTAAGAGAAGTATCGGAGACATAGAACATCTAGCATCGGACGAGACTTTTAAGCATCGGTAATCCAGAGCAGTGCAACCATGTACAGATAGAACAGTATCGGAGCATCCATAATCACCTCCAGTTTCGGTGCGGTGGTATAGAGAATTAGTATCGGAAAAGTTACCCGGTACCCTTGGTTTTTTAGGGGACCTCTAATTAAAGTATCGGTACCGCCGCGCAAATAGTCCGTAGCTGGGCCAATGATCATAAAGGGGCCCGCTAGCCTGTAGAAAAAAGCCAGGTACCAGTACCTTGGCCTGCACGAACAGTATAGTGACTTCTACAGTCAGCCTGCTCGAGTCACATGGAAGCTAAGTGCGAGCTCTGGGAGGGAAAGCAAGAGAACTGCCGCGGGGCTAGCGCCGTACACGCAGGTGCTCCGCGGAGACATTCGACTATTCACTTGCCAAAGAACCCGCATCCATTCCTAATCCTATTATACCCGTCGAGGGCCTGCGCGGACGGCCACAACAGCTTAGATATGATTGAGATAAATCTGCCGCTAAGTGGCGTTGGATGAGCCTCGTCGAAGAGCCTCGCTAAGATCTGCTTTATAAAAGCAAGCCAAGCGAAAGACCGCGACGGAGCGTAGTGGCCCAGATGTGTGGTGGAGATGGCTGGTGGTCTGTGAGGTTCAGTTGGGTTTAGCTTTTGTTCTGGTGGTTACATGGGGTGTTGTTTGGAGGGGATGGGTTAAACCGCGTGGTTGTGGTATGAGTGTTTCACTTAAAAAAGTATAGTGTTTTCAATAAGTTTTTAAAAATCTAAAAAATTAAACTCGGTCAGGACAAAAAGAGTCTTCTCTCTGCTTCCCTGCGGCGAGTGAGACCGGGCATCTCTTGACCGCGAGCTTTGTTCCACTTAAGAAACTCATCAGCAGCGATTTCAAACTTCTTTTGATTGACCATCTTAAGAAGAGTGGATTGCTTTAGATTGCTGACACCACAGTTGTACGCGAACGACGTAAGAGCGGCGAGTTGGTTGTCGTTTACTTCGACCTTTAATAGCTTGCAGACTTGATCGCAAAAACCTTGGAGATGATGAACGAGTGCTTCTTCAGCCTGCTCTTGTGTCCACTTTGTGGAAGGGCCGATTGGCTTATGAGCGCCGTTGACGAGAGGTGAGTATGGATCGAGACCAGTTGCGCCGTAACCAATCGTCCACGGATCTCCTGGCAGAGACTGCCAACCTTCTTTTCTAGCGTTTTTAACTTTCAATAACTCTTTACCTAGAGGGGAAGCTGGATCTGCGTACGCGGTTAGTTTACAGCCTTCAAATGACTTAACGAGTGCAAGTCCAGCTTCATTTATCTTTCTCATATTTTCACCAAGTTCTTTCTCTATTGCTATCTCTAATATCTTCTGCTTTGCAGCGGTCTTGTAGGCCTCAATCACACCTTCCACTGTTCCAGCTGCAAAAGCACCCACTGACTCATAGCAACTCAACCAACCGGTTCCGTTTTCCCTGTGCTTGAGCTTTGCAAGCGGACAAACTTTACATGGACTATTTCTGAGATCTTCACAATCCCCAGTCGAAGCTATGTGCTCTAATATTTTAGAGACACGATTCATCGCAATACTCCATGTATAATGGTTATACCTAGGAGACATAATATCATGGTTCAAAAAATGACCAAACCTTCGGCTACTATACCAAATAGTCCGACATCTTCTAATAGCCAATACCCGATCAATCTTCCAGATCCAAGTATGTTTGGTCAGAACTTCGATCAGCTTATACAGCGTCGAGGAATAAGGTTTGTTCACCATCGTGCGCTTCCGTGTCCGAACATGGGTTCCTTGAACGACAACTCGCACTCGCCTATATGTCCGCACTGTGATGGGTCTGGCATATTCTATTATGAGCCAAAAGAGATAGTTGGCGTATTTGTATCCAACTCGGTGGAAAAGAACTTTGAATACCAAGGGACATGGGAAGTCGGCACGGCAACTATTACTTTTCCAGTCGAATATGACGATGGGGCTCAGGCTGAATTTTCCATGTATGACAAGCTAATAATCACTGACTACACTGTGAGAATGTGGGAGAAGAAAGAGTACGAGCCAAGACCAGGAGATACTCAGCAGCTTAGATATCCAATTGAAAAAGTAGAATACATGATAACGGCAACAGATACCGTTGTTAAGGAATATAAGCAGGGTGAGGATTTCACTGTGGAGAACGGACTCATTAAGTGGATAGCTGGAAAAGCACCAAGTTATGATAGTGTGAATGAGATCGGCGACACTTATGCAGTTAGTTATTTTGCAAATCCAGTGTACATAGTTCTTCAACCACTCAGAGAGTTACGGGTTTCTCAGCAGATGATAAACGGTCAAAAAACAGCCATTCGTCTTCCTCAGCATATAGTTGTTAAGAGAGATTTCTTTGTTAACAAACCAGAAAAGATAGCTGGATCTTGATTTACTAAGCTAGTATAGGGCTTATAATCGATAAGGCGCAATCTTGAGAGGTTAATGATGCCACATTTTGCATCTAAAAAGCAATATCGCATGATGATGGCTATTCTTCATGGTAAGAAAGGTACTACCGCCAGAGGCGACAGTGGTCCTCCTAAAAGTGTTGCGGAAGAATATTCTGGTAATGATAAAAACGCCCCAGAATCTAAAGGCAAAGAACACGAAGGTGGAAAGTGGGGCGAATCTCACAAAGAAAAGCACACTAAGCAAAAAGAGCACAAAAAAAAGTGGAAAGAAAACTTAAAAGAAAAGACTAAAAAACTTAAAGAAAAGCACATGGGTAAGACAGAAGGGCGACCTGGTTACGGTGTTGTCGTCATGGATGAGGGTAGTCGAGTACTGATGGGTCGACACACCAAGACAAATGAGTGGGCTCTTCCAGGCGGATCTTCAGAAGAGGGTGAGAAACCAGCAGAATCTGCAGCAAGAGAACTACGTGAAGAAACTGGACTAAACATCGATCCATCTAAACTAAAGGAACTAGACTCTGGTTCTTTTTTTGTCAGAATAAACTCACAAGATCCAGAGTCTATCTATAAAGACACAGAAGAATTGTATGATGTGGGGTTTAAAGATTTATCTGACATAGATATGTCAGAAGTTAGAGATTGCTGCATCCCTTCTCTCAAATCTTTGATTGAGCAGCATTGTCACAAAGACTCGCCGTTGGCAGATAAGATAAAGAAAGCAGAAGAGCAACTGGAACTGCATCCCATATTTGAGATGCCTAAAAAAGACTGCATAACCTTAATTGCAAATGCTCTACATAGACACCTAGAACCTCATATTGCTTTACTAAAGGAAGATTCTGCTGCTAAGATTCCCTTTAGTTCATATGTAATAACAGTTAGAAAGCATAAAGACGGTAAGAAATCTGGACATGTAGAAGATGGCGCAAAGACTATTCATAGATTCTCTAATCTAGAGCACGAAGATATGCTTAGAGATGTTATGAGTCTATTTGAATGGGCTGGTGCGCATGACTCTAAGATAAAGATATTGCCACCAGAGAAACTATCTAACGAGACCATTGAAGACGGCATCGGAAAGATGGTTAACAACTATAGATCCTACAATCTTGGTGACATCTACGACGAAATCGAGAGTGTGCGTCAAGAGATTCGTCAAGGAAACGCTGTAGATCTGCAACAAGCAGAAGCTAAGATACTTTCTCTCTTTGACAAACTAGAAGATCGACTTTTAAACGTTGAAAAGAAGCATAACTCTCTAGCTGGCAAAGCTGGTGACGAAATCGACGAGATTGAAAAAAAACTGATTGAACTTCAGTCTAAGTTAGAGCAAATAAACAAAAAACCCTCAACTGTAGAGGCAATTTCTTCAAATCCATCAAATCCAAATAAAATATCTAACGAATTCTATCCCTATCTATCTAAGCCAAAGGTTATCATAAAACCAGATGGTCATATAATAATTCACTTTGATAAAGATTGGACTGATGATGAAAAGTCTAATTTTTTAATAGATCTTAAGGCAAAAGCACTAAAGAAAAAGAAAAAATGATAGACAGCAGACTTGAAACATTGAAGTGGGGACTTGTTTCAAGAGGATATGAAGATGATGAAATTTTACACATACTTCAATCCGCTAGAGAAGAAATAGTACTCGGAATAGAAGATCTCGTATCGTCTTGTCTCCAGGAAATCCAAAACACTGCAAATGATATTGATTCTGAAGAATTTTTGTCTGAAATAAAATTAGTATCTAACAATGGATATCTTGAGATAGAAACTGATTCTGGAAAAACAGATTTTAGCAAACCAGAGATGCGTATGCTTTCATCTATACTTAGCAACGGTAAGACATCTGCTTCTGGCACTACTTATAAAGTCGTTCCAATTGGAAAAAATCCATTTAAAGAACAACGACAAACAATGATAAAAAATGTTGACGCTGGGATAAATGCAATATCCGGTTTGTCTAAAGACAAGATATCTATACAGGATGCAACTGCTGAAATGGCCATTGCTTTCGGTATGGCTTCAAATAGTAAGATTGCCGGGAGAAAAGAGCCTCCATCCGTAGGTGGGGCTGTTCAGTTTAGGACAGCATCTAGCAATCAAGACGAGACCAGAGATTGGGTTGTTCCAGAAAAAAAAGCAGATATGACAAATATTATCAATGAAATCAATACCAGAATAAGGTATAAGACTGATGATATAATAAATGATGTCATCAGAAGGTACGAAAGGGAATACTGATGTCCCATGTTATGCCTGAAATAGCCGTACAAAGAGTAATTCAATACGGCCTAAAAACACTAAGATCAAACAGAAATGCTTTTGATGATATTTTCGCGTATGTAAAAGAGCATCCATTGATGGTCGCTGGCTATGGTCCAACTTATGTAGACAGAGTTTGGCAATGGTTTACTACTGAAAAAACACCAGTTATACAAGCTTTTCTTCTAACTCCAGAAAGAGTACCATGCTACAGTGTTCATCTATCTGTTGAAAATGAAGATGAATCAAAGGCTGCAATTAGTGACTATTACGGAGACGAAGAGGACGGAGAGTTAGCAATATCTAGCTTTAGTGTTACTATAGATATAGGAATACATGGAAGCAAAACTGCTGATCAAGTATTGTGGATGTATTACATACTGTCGTATATCCTATTTAAAACAAAACCCCTAGCGC